GGGAGCTGAACCAGGCCACCATCACAAGTCTGATGGCGAAGGCGCAAAGCGAGCTGGCGAACGCACAGTCCGAAGGCGCCTACGCGCGGGTTGCGGAAATCCAGGCTATGATTTCGATCGAGCAGGAAAAGAACAACGCACTTGACAAGCGCATCAATGCGATCTTGAAGAGTGAGGACCTCCGCATCAAGGAAAAGCAAGTGGACAAGAAGGAGACGAAGAGTGGCACTGAGTGAAGAGCAGTTCGCGGAGTGGAAATCCCACCCGCTCACCATCGAAGTCATGACCGCGCTGCGTAAGAAGCGCCAGGACTTGATGGAGCTCATCGCCGAAGGCCGCTTCACGCACGAACGAGCAGATACCACGGCTATCGACACCGCCGCTGCGATTGGCGAATGCCAGGCGCTGAAGAGTGTTATAGAGTTGTCCCATGAGGACTATATCGAGGAGCTTGAGAATCATGACGGAAACCCTGAATCAAAGCGGCCTAGCGCCACTGGGCAGAGCGGTTCTGATTGAACCCTACGCGCCGGAACAAAAGAAAGGACAGATTGTGATCCCCGAACACGTACAGGCGAACATGGCAACCGTCGAGCTGAGGGCTCGCGTTATTGCCGTTGGCCCTGCTGCGTGGGAAGATGAATCGAGTCCGCGGGCGAAGCCCGGCGACATTGTCCTTGTCACCAAGTACGCAGGTATCATGGCCGTCGGCCCGGCTGACAAGAAACAGTACCGCCTCATCAACGACAGGGATGTGTTCTGTCAGGTCACTTCAGAAGGAGCTGTATAATGGCTATTGAATCCCAAGCTACCCCGGAACAGCAGGCGGAAGCCGCAGCTGCGGGCTGGAAGGACCCCACGAATTACAAGGGGCCAGAAGATCGCTTCATCGACGCGGATCAGTTCCTCAAGAACCGCGACGCGCTGAAGCCGATTTGGAAAACCGAGAAGGCTGCGCTTGAGGCAAAAGTCGCGCAGCTCACTGCTGACCGCGATACGATCGCCGCGACCCTTGAGGAAGTGAAATCCTCCGTCGAGGAGATCGAAGCGCGCTACACCGTCGAGACGCAGAAGCGGGTGGAGAATGCGCGCAAGGACTTGAAGGCGCAGATTCGCGAAGCGGCGGAAGCGGACGACATCAAGCTGGTGGTAAAGCTCACCGACGCCCTTGATGATCTTGACGAGTCAGTTGCCGCGGCGAAGGCGGAGGAAATCAAGGCCAAGCGCCAGCCACCCGAGAAGAAGGACCCGCCTATCCACCCCGAGGCAGTTGAGTGGATGGCTGAAAACAAGTGGTTCGAGACTGATGCGAAGAAGCGCACGCTCTTCCTTTCGTACAGTCAAATTCTCCGCGCCGAAGGCGAGACCGCGGTGAACCGCGCCTTCTTCGATAAGGTGGTCGCGCGCATGGAGGGCGAGCAGGGAGGCAAACGCACCGAGCGCTTCTCGGAAGGGAAGAACGGAACGGGCGAAGGCGGCGGTGGAAAGCGCAGTGGGAAGACCTTCGATGACCTGCCCAAGGATGCGAAGGATGCCTGTGACGCGGATGGGAAGAAATTCATCGGCAAGGGCGCGTACAAGGACCAGAAGGCCTGGCGCGACTTTTACACCAAGACGTACTTTGAAGGAGAAACAGCATGAAAGAACTGACCAATCCCGCGAACAGCACGGTGAAAAAGGCCGAACGCCAGCGCATCCCGATGAGTGTGCCGGTCGCGAAGCTCGAAACCCCGGAGATTCCCGGCTACCACCTCCACTGGTTTCGCAACAATCCCCAGCGGATTCAGCAGGCGCAGCGCGCAGGCTATGAATTCGTTGCTGACTCGGAAATCCACATCGCGTACACCGGCCTCGGGAATGATTCCGCGGTATCCGGCAATACGGATTTGGGTTCCCACGTGACCGCTATAGCCGGCGGCGTTGAAGAGAACGGCGAACCGGCGAAGCTGGTCCTCATGAAACTCAAGGAAGAGCATTGGAAGGAAGACCAAAAAGCAATGACGGCGCGCAGCGACTCGGTGGTAGACACCCTCGCTAGCGGACTGACCGGAGCAGCATCAGCCGCCGACGCAGGCGATGTTCGGAATGTCCCGAATGTCCGCTACGTTGGCAAATCTCGAACCGCGCTTCCGGACATGTTTCGCCGGAAGTAAACTAGAAAGGACTCAGTATGGCAAACGCAGACAAGCCAGCTGGCCTTCAGCCCGTCGGGTACCTCAATGGTGCCATGTGGTCTGGACAAGCCCGCACATACTATATTCCGAGCGCCAACACGACCGCCTTTGCAGTCGGCGATCCGGTGGACCTCGGGGGATCAGCGGACAGCAACGGCGTTCCGAGCATCGTGCTTGCGACCGCGGGGAACAACTCCGGCGCGAACATGCTGGTCGGCGTTGTGGTAGGGATCGGCACGCAGGAAGATGTGATTGGCAACGTCCTGACGCCGAACTCCATCATCGCCCCGGCGACCAAGACTGTGCCCTACTACGCCCTGGTCGTCGATGATCCGAACGTGATCTTCATGATCCAGGAAGGTGGCACCGCAACCGCCCTTGCCGCAACGAACGCAGGTCAGAACGTTGACCTCGCCTCCGGCGCGAACAACGGGTATCTGTCCGGCTGGGAAATGGACAACGCCACCACCACCACGGGCTCGGGTTACCAGCTCAAACTGCTGGGTCTCCAGCGTGTCAACAACAACGCCTTCGGCGCCTACGCGAAGTGGCTGTGCATGATCAACTTGCACCGCTTCAAAGCTGGCGTGGCCGGCGTCTGATAAGAAAGGAGACCAATCATGGCTGGCGGAATCATCAGCACAGGGTCACACCCAAAACTGCTTTGGCCTGGTGTGTTTGCAACGTGGGGTCAAATCTACGACCAACACCAGAAGGAGTACGAGGACCTCTATGAGATTCGCGACTCCGACAAGGCTTACGAACAAGCCGTTCAGGTCACCCCGTTCGGCCTCGCCCCCATCAAGGGCCAGGGCGCCTCGGTGACCTACGACGGGGAAGTTCAGGGCCCGGTCACGACGTACCAGCACATCGCGTATGCGCTGGGCTACATCGTGACCTATGAAGAACTGCGTGACAACCTCTACAAAGAGGTGGCAACCCGCCGCGCAGAGGGCAACGCGTTTTCGATGAACCAGACGATTGAGAATGTCGCCGCGTTCCTCTACAACAACGCGTTCTCCACGACCTACTTCACCACGGCTGATGGCGTGGCGCTGTGCAGTGCCTCCCACGTCAATACGACCGGCGGCACGTACAGCAATGCACTCACCCCCGCGGCCGACTTGTCGGAAGCTGCCCTCGAGGACCTTTGCACCCAGATCATGCTGAGCCAGAACGATACCGGCCTGCTGATCAACATCATGCCGCGGAGCCTGCATGTCGCCCCGGCAGAGTGGTGGAATGCGAACCGCATCCTCAAGTCGGTGCTTCAGTCCGACACGGCGAACAACAACATCAACGTGCTCAAGGCAACCAACGCGCTGCCCGAAGGCATCAAGATGAATCACTACTTCACCAACAGTGGCCCGTGGTTCCTGCGGACGAACTGCCCGAATGGCATGACGTTCTTCTGGCGCGACCGGCCGTTCTTCGACCAGGACAATGAGTTCTCGACGAAGAACGCCCTCGCGGCGAGCTACATGCGGTTCAGCGTGGGGTGTACCGATCCCCGCGGAATCTTCGGATCGAACGGTCCGTAAGGTCGAGTAGGTTTGTACCATGCGCGCGAATGTCAAATGCGATTTTCGCGCGCATTCACAAGCCATCTTAGCCGTAGCGTGGTGGGCGCCTCCCATCAACTTAGTTATCCGCAAGGATACGCGAAAGGAGTATTATGAGTAATCTCAGTCTCATGACGAACTACCCGAATGGCTTCGCCAACGGACTATCCGTCCGTGGCATGCCGCTGCTGCAGTCGCAGCCCGGGTCAGTCTATTGGGTGGGGAACAGCAGCACGGCGCGCACTGGCTGTGTTGGCGGGTCGAACAGCAACCCAGGGACGTTTACCAAGCCCTGGTCCACGCTGGACTTCGCGGTGTCGCAGTGCCAAGCGGGTTCCGGCGACATCATCTACATCCTGCCGGGGCACGCGGAAACCATCTCCAGCGCGTCGATCCTTGCCCTCGACGTAGCGGGCGTGGCGATCGTTGGCCTCGGCTCGGGTTCAACTCGCCCAACCTTCACCTTCACCACCGCGAACACGGCAAACATCCCAGTTACGGCTGCGAATATCAGCATCCAGAACTGCCTGTTCGTCGCGAACTTCCTCGCGGTTGCCTCGGTCTTCACCGCTACGGGCACCAGCACCCCCACGGACTTCTGCATCCAGAATTGTGAGTTCCGTGACACCTCAGCCATCTTGAACTTCCTGTCCATCATGAGCGGCAACGCGACCGCGAACAGCATTGATGGGTTCTCCTTCGTTGGGAACACCGTATCCAGCTTGAGCGTCACCGCCGCAACGACGGCAATCAAGGTCTCCGCTGCAGTCGATCGCATGACGATCAAGGGGAACTACGGCAACTGGGCCATCCTCGCGGATACCGCGGCGATGCTCGCAGCCGGGGCGAACAGCATCACGAACTTCAACTTCTCCTACAACATCCTCAGCCGCCCGAACACAACCTCAACCGTCGGGAATATGATCTCCACCTCGGGAACTGCTTGGACTGGCCAGTGCGCGTACAACGCGATCTGGAACTTGGACAACAGCGCCGGCGTGTGGATCGACACCGGGACGAAGCTTGGCTTCAACCAGAACTTCTCCCCGATCACCGGCGCCGCCGATAAGTCCGGCCTCATCAACCCGGCTGCAGTTTAACCAATTTCATAAAGGACCTTCAACATGGCTGTCAACGCAAACTATCCCACTTCCGGCTCGAGCAAGGTCGGGAACCTTTGGAACAGCGATCACGCCCTTGCGGACGAAGGAAGCTATTTCGTCGTTACCAACCCGACGCCGGGAACTGTCATCACCACGACCACCTCGGTTGTTGATGACGCAGCTACCGCCTCGGCCACGCACGCCCAGTTCTCCCCGTGGTTCAACATCCAGAACGGCTGGGGCAATGCCGGCTCCAACGCGAAGTCGACGTACCTCAAGTACCTGCGCATCATGCTGGTTCAGGTGCCGACGTCGGCCACGACCTGGCGTTTTGCGGTTCGCACCAGCACCCTCGCGCGGGTTATCACGGGCACGCAGCACACGCCTGTTAACGTCAACGGCGGGTCGAGCGTGGCTTCCCCCTCCGTCGTCTACACCGGAGTCGTGACGCAGAACCTTGATGCCTCCAACCACCTGGTTGCAAATGGCACCGTAGGCAGCGTGATCCCGGTGACGCTGGACCAGTGGACGTTTACCTTCGGCGACGTTTCCATGCCGACGAACTTCCTCAACGGCGCAGCCGCGGCGAAGAACGTCACGATTCCCTGCGCACCGATCGCCTGCGGTCCTGGCGGGTGCATCTCCTTCGAAATGTGGGGCGCGTCCAACGCGGCAGCTCCCACGTTCGAATACGAGCTGGGCTTCGTTGAACGTCAGTCCGGTCTGTAAGGGAGAAA